GCGGATTTTTTCGTGCAACGGCTGGCGCCGGCCGTGCAGCACGCGGCCGCGCGGGTGAACGGCCGGCTGAGTGGGGCGACGCCTTCCACCGTCTCATCCGCTCCGGGCACCGCCTCCCCGACGTCCTGAACTACACCCTCGCCCAAATGGAAGCCTTTCTCGCGGCCGAGGCGCGCGACGAGCGCGAGCGCCTCAACGCCATGCTCGTGGTCACCGCCGTCGGCAGCCAGGGCGACCGGCGTGCCATCGAACGGCTGCAGCGGGAGCTCGGCCGTGCGGATTAGCCTCTCGGCCACCGGCCTGTTCGACCCGAGGCAGCTCAAAGCCTGGTCGGCCGAGCGCCGCAAGGCCATCCACAAGGCGGTCGCGCGCGGCATGCAGTCGGGCGGGCGCGAGGTGCGCGATGCGGCCCGTGCACAGATGCGCACGGCCTTCCAGGTGAAGCGCGCGAGCTTCGTATCGAGCATGCGGGCGAAAGTCCTCGACAAGAAGCCCGAGCGACTGCCGGCCCTACTGGTGGGCAGCAAGATCCCCTGGCTGGGCGCGCACGAGCGGGGCGGCACGGTGGCCGGCAATCTGCTGATCCCGCTGCTGCCCGGGCGCATCGGCCCGAAGCGCTTCCGCCAGGTGGTGGATGCGCTGATGCGCTCCGGCAACGCCTTCTTCGTCGAGAAGGACGGCAAGGTCATCTTGATGGCCGAGAACATCCGCGAGAACGCCGCAGCGCTCGCCCGTTTCAAGCGCGCCGAGCGTGCCCGCACCGGCGCCAAGCAGATCAAGCGCGGCCAGGAGATCCCCATCGCCGTCCTGGTCAAGTCCGTGACGCTCAAACGACGCCTCGACCTCGCCGGCTCCGTGCGGCGGACGCTGCCGCGCCTCGCGGGCGCGATCCAGAACGAACTGACGAAAGCCTGATGGCCAACAACCGCGCACAACTCCTGATCACCGCCGTCGACCAGACCCGGGGCGCGTTCGACTCGATCAAGCGCAATCTCGGCGGCCTGGGCATTGCTGCGCGCTCCCTCAACGGGCTGCTCGCGAACCTCGGCGTGGCCGTCTCGGCGGCTGGGCTCGGGGCGATGGTCAAGTCCTCGCTGGAGTCGGCGGACGCGCTCAGCAAGCTGTCCCAGCGGGTCGGCATCACCGTGGAGTCGCTGTCGACCCTGATACCGGCCGCGGACCTGTCGGGCGTCTCGGCGGAGAAGTTCGAGGGCGGGCTGCGCAAGCTCGCCACCCGCATGCTGGAGGCGGCCACCGGCACGGAGGACGCGGCCCGCAGTTTCGCCGCCATCGGTGTCGCCTTCCAGAACCAGGACGGCACGCTGCGCTCCACCGACCAGGTGCTGCTCGACCTGGCCGACCGCTTCAAGGTGCTGCCCGACGGCGCCGAGAAGACGGCGCTTGCGGTCGAGATCTTCGGCAAGTCGGGCGCGGACCTGATCCCCTTCCTCAACCAGGGACGCGAGGGCATCGGGGCGCTGACTGCGGAGCTGCAATCTCTCGGCGTGCAGATCGGGGGCGACACCGCCGCCCAGGCGGAGGTCTTCAACGACGCCTTGGCCCAGGTGCGCTTGGGCCTAACCAGCATCGGCAACCGCATCATCAAGGCCTTCCTCCCGGCCATGAACGAGATGGCGCTCGGCATGGTGGAGTCGGCCAAGGAAGGCGGGACGCTGCGAGCGGTGCTGGACGGCATCCTGCTGGCATTGAAGACGGTGGCGCTGGGCGCGGCCACCGTGGGCAAGGCCTTCGTCGCCCTGGGCGAGGCCATCGGGGGCGGCATGGCGGCCGCCGTCGAGGCCCTCTCCGGCAACGTCTCGGGGGCCAAGGCCATCATCGCCGAGCTCAAGGGCAGCCTCGTCCAGCGCCTGGACGAGCTGGCGCAGTTCCGCGACAGCCTGTTCGAGCCCAAACCCATCACGGTCCGGGCTCCCGCGATCAAGGCCGATCCCGCCCTCGTCGAGCGCCTGAAAGCCCCCGGCAAACCGGCGGCGGACACCGGCGCCGCCCGTTTAGGGCTGGCGAAGTCGCAGGCGGACGCGGAGCTGAAGCTCCTCAAGGAAACGCTGGACGCCCAAGGCCGTGCGCTCGACCGGGCGCTCGAAGACCGGCTGATCTCCATCCGCGACTACTACGCGGCCAAGACCGCGCTGGAGACGCGCGAGATCGATGCGGAGATCGCGCTCCTGCAGGGCCTGCTGGCCGAGCAGCGGCGTCTCTCGACCACCGGACGAGACGAAGGCGCGCGACTGCGAGCCCGGGCGGAGGTCGCCAAGCTCGAGGCCGATCTCATCCTGCTCAACAACAAACGCGCCGACGTCGAGGTCGCCAGTGCCCGCAAGGCCATCGAGGCCGAGCGCGGCCTGCGCGAGGAGCTCGCCCGCGTGCGGGAGGAGTTGCTTGATCTGACGGGCGTTGCTACGGCGGACGATCGTCGCGCCGCGATCGAGCGGCAGTACCAGGGCCTCATCGAGCGCCTGCGCGCCGAAGGCGACACCGAAGGCGTGGCGACCATAGGCCGCCTGATCGACGTCAAGGCCGCGGCTGCGGACCTCGCCGCCTACGAGCGGCAGTTCAACGAGGCGCTGGCGCGCATGCGCGCCGCCGAGGAGTCGATCAACCTGCAGCGGCAATCGGGGCTGCTCACGGAATCCCAGGCCCGCCAGCAGATCCTCGCGCTACATAGGGAGACCGGGACCGCGCTGGAAGGATTGTTGCCGCAACTGGAGGCCGCCGCCACCGCCATCGGCCCCGAGGCGGCGGCACGCGTGCAGGCGTGGAAGAACGAGATCGCGCAGGTGAAGCTCGTGGTGGACGACGTCGCGGTCGCCATCGACGGGGCCGTGCAGGACGGCTTCGCGCAGATGTTCGAGGCCATCGGCAGCGGCGCCAAGTCGGCCAAGGACGCCTTCGCCGACTTCGCCCGCTCGGTGCTCGCCGCCATCAACCGCATCGCCTCGCAGAAGCTCGCCGAGGCGCTCTTCGGCACCCTGTTCGGGGGCGGTGGTGCGGGCGGTGTCAGCCTGGGACCAATCGTCTCGTCGTTGTTCCAGGGCTTCGCCGGCGGCGGCTACGTCACCGGTCCGGGCACCTCCACCAGCGACTCGATCCCGGCCCGCCTGTCGGCCGGCGAGTTCGTGCTGAACGCCGCCGCCGTAAAACGGGTGGGCGTGGACTTTCTGCAGTCACTCAACGGCCTGTCCGGCGGGCCGCGCGTATCCGGTCGCACCCTGGCGTTCGCCGCGGGCGGGCTGGTGCCGGAGACGCCGGCCCCGCAGGCCCAGGGCCAAGGCGTGCGCATCGTCAACGTAGTCGACCCGGCCATGGCCGCCGACTACCTCAACTCGTCCGCGGGCGAGAAGACCATCCTCAACATCCTGCAACGCAATGCGGGAGCCGTCAGACAGGTGCTTGCATAAATGGCGTTCGAAATCGGCACGGCCAGCGATTACCGCGATCTGCTGGACCGCTTCCATGCCTTCCTCACCGCTCACCCAAATCTGGTCGCCGCAGGCCAACAGTGGCAGGCGCTGCGCTGGACGACGGACGCCGCCACGAAAGAGCTCATCCTCAAGGCACCGGGACTCGCCGGTGCCGAGGAGATCTACTGCGGCATCCGCGCTTACGAGAACGCCACGGCCGGCTACTACATGTGGGACCTGAACGGCTTCATCGGCTTCAACCCGGCCAACGATTTCTATACGCAACCAGGCGCGATCAGCGGCTGGCTGCCAATGATGTCGCTCTGGAACACGGCGATCCCGTACTGGTTCGTGGCAAACGGCCGGCGCGCCGTGGTGGTGGCGAAGATCTCGACCGTCTACCAGGCGGCGCACCTGGGCTTCGTCCTGCCCTACGCGACGCCGGGTCAGTACCCGTATCCGCTGCTCGTCGGCGGCTCGATGACCGGCCAGCGCGGCCGCAACTACAGCGTGACCTCGCCCAACCACCGCCATTTCGTCGACCCCGGCGAGGATGGGCAGAACAACGCCAACACCGCCTGCATGCTGCGCGGCCCCTCGGGCGCCTGGCTGCCGTTCCAGAACCTCGCCTACTCGTCGTCCGAGTATCGCTACGACGGGCCGCGCCCGGTCTGGCCGACGAACTACACCTATCTCGGCAACCTGCGCGAGGCGCCGGACGGCACCTACGTGCTCTCGCCCGTGGTGCTCACGCAGAACAACTCCGGCACCGATCACGACCTCTTCGGCGAGCTGGAGGGCATCTATCACGTCTCCGGATTCAACAACGCCGCCGAGAACCTGATCACGGTGGGCGGCGTGGACCACCTCGTGGTGCAGAACGTGTATCGCACCAGCGTGCGCGACTACTGGGCGCTGCGCCTGGAGTAAACAACCATGGCCTACCAGACCGGCACCTCCGCCAACCCCGATCAGCTGCTCGATGCCCTGCGCGTGTTCGCGGTGGCCAACGGCTGGACCCAGCTGCGCTGGGTCCCCGACGGCACCGGGCAGACCCTGTCGCTCGCCAAGGGCGGGCTCTACGTCCATCTGCGCTCCGCGGTGAACGAGCGCCTCTCCACGCGCTACAACACCGTCACCGGCATCTGGCTGATCGGCTCGACGGGATTCGATGCCGGCAAGCCCTGGTGGGATCAACCCGGCTCGATCGTCAACGCCAGCTACGTGAGCAACACCACGAGCTACCGCGCCGAGGCCTGCGGCCTGTTCGAGGTGGGCACCGCCAACACCTACCACCTACTCTCGGCCGCCACGCCCGAACTGATCATGTGTGTGGCCGAGGTCTCGCCCGGCGTCTATCACCATCTCGCCTTCGGGGATCTCGCGAAGTTCGGCAGCTACGGCGGCGGGGCGTTCGTGTCGGGCGCGTTCGGCCCGGACGCCTACACCTATACGTACAGCGGCTTCAACGACTACGTTTTCGGCTACCCCTACGATCGGCACGGCGGTCTGCCGTTCAACGATTACAAAGGCTACGGCCAGACTTTCGTGCGCGGCACGGTGGATTCGGCCGACACCTGGTTCTCGGTCTGCCAGAACTCGCCATTGACCGGCAAGCGCTCCAAGTCCATGTGGGAGGGTGGCACAGGCACGTCGCGCGACAGTCTGGCGCGCTACTGGTGGGGGCACGTGCCCAACACCTTGAACGGCGTGACGCCGATGCTGCCGTTCTACCTGTTCGTGGCGCGGCCTTCCGGCTTCTTCTCGCCCTTCGGCCACACCGCTCACCTGCGCTACCTCAACATCACCCACTACGCGCCGGCCGAGGTCTTCGCCCTGGGCGCCGAGCAGTGGATGGCCTTCCCGGCCCACTCCAAGAACGGAAAGAGCGGCGTGCACGGCTATGCCGTGAGACTCATCCCCTGAGCGGATCATGCCGACCTTACCCGGTTTAATTCTGCCCGGTTCATCCATCCAGGAGCCGCCGTCCTGGCCGCGCTCGCCTGAGATTTCTGAGTATGAGCGAGCAACGTTCCCTGTTGTTCAAAGCGCTAGTTCACTTCCGTACTTTGGCGCTCTGGTCAATACACAGCCAGTCGATGAGCTGCGACTAAACAAGGTCGGGGCTAGTCTGCCGGCATTCGGATTTGATTGGTACAACCGCATTCACGTTATCCCTTCTGTTATCGATCTCGGCAACCTGGTGAGTCCGGTCGAGCGGGTGCTGGAGGTGTGGAACGCCCGGTTCGACGCGCAGACGCTCAATGCCATTGAGATAACAGGGGTCGGGGCTGATGGGTTATTGCTGTCTGGACAGCCGACGCCCCCGCTCGCCTTCGGGCCGCTGCAATCGCGCCTCTATACATTCGTGGCTGATATACGCGGCGCGCCGGTTATTGATGCGGTTTATCGGTTTGTTTTCGGCGGCGGTATTATTGCGCTGCTGACGGTAACTGGCCGCCGCGTGGTCGTTTTCGGTATGCGCCCGGACTGGTCGCAAGGGATCACCGAGCGGCTGGAATGGCTCACCGAGGTACTGGAGTCCTACGACGGCACCGAGCAGCGGGTGCGCCTGCGCCAGATACCACGGCGAGGGTTTGAGTACGGATTTCTGATCGAGGGCCAGGACTCGCAGGTGCTAGATCATCTGTTGTTCGCATGGGGCGCACGCATCTACTGCCTGCCGGTGTGGACCGACGGCTCCACCCTTGCGGGCGAGGTCGCCATCGGCAGCACCGCGCTCACCGTGCAGGATGCAGCCAACAGAGACTACCACGCGGGCGGGTTTGCCGTATTGTGGCGCTCCAACACGCGGCACGAGGCGGTGGAGATTCTCTCCATCGCCGGCAACACGCTGACCCTCAAGCTCCCCCTGGCCGGGAGCTGGCCGGCCGGTACGCGGGTGTTCCCGGCGCGGCTCGCCCGCCTCGAGGGCGAGGTGGCCGTGGCGCGTCCCACCGACACCATCGCCGTCGGCCGGTGCCGATTCGGCGTCGAGGACATCACGGCGCCCGCGGTCGCCGACGCGGGTCCGGCCTATCATGGCTACCGGGTGTTTGACTGGCGGCCCAACCGGAGCACAGACCTCGAGGACAGGTGGCGGAGGAAGCTCTCGATCATCGACTACGGAACGGGACTGTCGACCTTCGACGACGAGTCGGGCGCCCCGCTCATCGGCCGCACGCTGACCTGGCTGCTCACCGACCGGAGCGCGGCGAATGCCTTCCGGGGCTGGCTCGCCGCACGCGCGGGACGGGCGAATCCCTGCTGGTTGCCGACCTTCGAGTCCGACTTGGAGGTCACCCGTACTGTGGCGGCCACGGATGCCGGCCTCGTCGTCCGCAACGTCGGCTATGCCCGCTTCGTCGCCGCCGATCCCTTGCGGCGCGACCTGCGGCTCCTCACCACGGCCGGCACCTTCCATCGCCGTATCACCGGGGCGAACGAGATCTCCGAGGACGAGGAGCTGCTCTCCCTGGACGCGCCGCTGGGCGTGACCCTCGATCCCCAGCAGTTCCTGCAGGTCTCGTACCTGGAGTTGGCACGGCTCGACCAGGACGCGGTCGAGCTGCATTGGGAGACGGACAGTGTAGCGCGCGTGCAGCTCTCCACCAGGACGTTGAGATCATGAGCTATCTGGACATCGAACAATCCGTCCATAGCGGCCAACCGCAGGAGTTATATCGGTTTTCCCAGGGCACGCAGCGCTGGCTCTACACCTCTGGGCAGGTTGCGGTGGACTACCAATCCGAGACCTATCAGCCGGCGACGATCTCGCGCGGCGGCATCGAGCAGAGCAACGAGCTCGCGCGGCTGGGGCTGGAGATCCGCATGCCGCGGAGCCTTCCCGTGGCGAGTCTGTTTCTCGCCGCCCCGCCCGAGGGTGTCGTGAGCGTGACCATCTACCGGCGCCACATCGATGATGCCGAGTTCATCACCTACTGGAAGGGGCGCGTCACCGGTGCGCGGCTGTCCGGCTCAGAGGCCACCCTCAGCTGCGAGCCGATCACAGTGAGTTTGAAACGATCCGGTTTACGAGCTCGGTATCAGTTACTGTGCCGCCACGTGCTATACTCCAGCGGATGCGGGGCGCTGAAGGACAGCTTCCGCGTGGACGGCACCGTAGCGGCGGTGAGCGGCGTGACCGTCCAGGTCGCCGTCGCCGCCAGCCGGCCGGACGGCTACTTCGTGGGCGGCATGCTCGCCACCACCGCCGGCGCGCGCATGATCGTCGGTCACGCCGGGATCGACCTCACCCTGGTCGCTCCCATGGTCGGCCTCACGGCGGGCGATGCGGTCCAGCTCTATGCCGGCTGCGACCACACGATGGCGCATTGCAAGGACCGTTTCGGCAACCTAGACAACTTCGGCGGCTTCCCCTTCATCCCGGTGAAGAATCCCTTCACCGGCGACGCCATCGTGTGAGGCTTTCCCATGTGGCAGCAGATCATAGTCTGGGTCGTCACCAAGGTGCTGTCGGCGCTGCTCGCGCCTCGCCCCAAGGTGCAGGATGCCCAGCCAGGCCAGATCGGCGACAAGGACGTGCCCATCGCCTCCCAGGACGCCCCCATCCCGGTGCTGTTCGGGACTCGCGTGATTTCCGGCCCAAACGTGGTCTGGTACGGCGACGTCCAGGTGCGCCCGATCCGCAAGTCCTCCTCTGGGGGCAAGAAGTGACCACCGAGGTCATCGCTCGACTGGAGCATGCCCGCGCCCTGGGCTACTGCGCCCGCGGGATGCGGCGTTGGTTCGAGGGACGTGAACACACCTGGGCCGAATTCGTGGAGCGAGGGGTCCCCGCCGATTGGCTACGTGCCACGGGGGACGCGATGGCAATCCGTGTCGCCGAGGAAGCCGAGAAGGAGCGGGCACGATGAGCGGCGGCGGCAAGGGCAGTCAGGAGTACACGGTCGGATATTGGTACGGCCTCGGCGCCCACCTCGCCCTGTGTCACGGCCCGCTGGACGCCATCACCGAGATCCGGGTGGGCGAGCGCGTCGCCTGGTCGGGCAACGTCACCGGCAACACCACCATCACCATCGACAACCCCAATCTCTTCGGCGGGGAGGAGCGCGAGGGCGGCGTGCAGGGGCCGGTGGACATCCTGATGGGCGGGCCGACCCAGGGACGCAACGCCTACCTGCAGGAGCGCCTCGGCGCCGACGTTCCGGCCTTCCGCGGCGTGGTGTCGCTGATCCTGCGCCGGGTGTGGGTCGCAGCCATGAACCCCTACATCAAGCCCTGGTCGGTGCGCGCCAAGCGGGTGCCGAGGCAGTGGTACGCGGCCAAGGCCGAGATCTCCGGCGACGCCAACCCGGCCCACATCGTGCGCGAGTGCCTCACCAACGGCGAGTGGGGCATGGGCTACCCGACGAGCGACATCGACGACGCCAGCTTCACGGCGGCCGCCGGCACGCTCCATGCCGAGGGTTTCGGGCTGTCGCTGCTGTGGAACAAGGAAGAGACCATCGAGGACTTCATCCTGTCGGTGCTCCGGCACGTGGACGGACTGCTCTACGTCCATCCGCGCACCGGGCTCTTCACCCTCAAGCTCGCGCGCGCCGATTACACGCTCTCCAGCCTGCCGACCTTCGATCCGGGCAACATCCTGCGCATCGAGGAATTCACGCGGCCCTCCTGGGGCGAGATCACCAACCAGGTGACCGTCGTCTACCGCGACGGCGCCACGGACAAGGACGGCAGCGTCACGGTGCAGGACATCGCCACCGTGCAGCTCAACGGCGGCGTGGTGGCGACCACGGTCAACTACCCCGGCATCAGCCGAGCGGAGCTGGCCAACCGGGTGGCCATGCGCGAGTTGAAGCAACTCGTAAGCCCCCTCGCCAAATGCACCTTCGTCGCCAACCGCCAGGCCTCCGGCCTCAACATCGGCGACGTGGTGAAGCTCTCCTGGCCGCCCTACGGCATCGACCAGATGGTGATGCGCGTCGCGCGCATCGCCTATGGGGAGCTGGCGAACGGGGCGGTGCGAGTGGAGTGCGTGCAGGACATCTTCGGCCTGCCGCAGTCGGTCTACTCGGCACCGCCGCCCTCGGGCTGGACGGAGCCGACCAGTCTGCCGGCGCCGTGCCCCCACCAGACCCTGTTCGAGGTGCCGTACTGGTCGGTGGTCAAGGACTTCACCGGCGAGTCCCAGAGCCTGCTCGGCGACATCGGTGATCTCGACGGCCTGGTGGCAGCCTGCGGTTCGCGCTCATCGTCGGACGCCTTCGGCTTCAAGGCGCTGGCCCGCGTCAGCGGCAGTTTTACCGACAAGGGCTTCGGCATCTTCACGCCGACGGCCGTCCTCACCGCCATGCTGCCGCAGGCGGCCACCCAGGTGGGCGTGGCGCTGACCGCCGGCATCGGCCTGGAGGAGGTGGACGCAGGCAGCCTGGCGCTGATCGACGGCGAATGGCTCAAGGTGGTGTCGCTCAACCTCGCCACCCAGACCGTCACCCTGGAGCGCGGAATGCTCGATACGGTGCCGGCGAGCCACCCAGCCGGCAGCCGCATCTGGTTCGTGGACGGCTTCCGCCACTACCTCACGCCGGAGTATGTGGCCGGGGAGACGGTGCGCGTGAAGCTCCTCACCCGCACCGCACGCGGCACGCTGCCCGAGGCGGCGGCCACCGAGATGAGCCTGCCGCTCAACAAGCGCTTCATCCGTCCGTACTGCCCGGGCAACGCCCAGGTCAACGGCAAGCGCTACCCGACGGTGGTGGCCGGCGAGATCAACGTGAGCTGGGCCACGCGCAATCGCCAGTCCCAGACCGCCTACCTCGTGCTGCAGACCGAGGGGGCGATCACGCCGGAGACGGGCCAGACCGTCACCGTGCGCTTCTACAACGAGAACGGGCAGCTCGCGCGCACGGTGAGCGGCATCACCGGCAACGCTACCACCTGGCCTCTGGCGCAGGAGCTTGGCGACTCCGGCCTGGGGCGCGTCAACGCGCACGTCAAGGTGGAGATCGAGGCGAGCCGCGACGGCCATGTGTCCTGGCAGAAACACGTCATCGAATTCGACCGTACCGGCTACGGCCTGCGTTACGGCGACTACTACGGGGGTGCCTGATGGCTTTGAATGATCCGAACCTGGGACTGACCTACGGTTGGGCCCAGGGCGAACACAACTGGAACGGCGGCATGGACGCCAACCTGAAGCGCCTCGGCGCCGTGGTCGGGCTGTCGGTCAAGGACCGCGACCTCGCCACGCCGCCAGCGACACCCGTGGACGGCGATCGCTACATCGTGCCGGCAGCGGCCACCGGCGTCTGGGCGGGCCGCACCGACCAGATCGCGGTACGCATCGCGGGCGTGTGGGAATACCACGTCCCCAAGATCGGCTGGACCTGCTTCGTCGAGGACGAGGGCGTGCTCTCGGTCTACAAGGCGACCGGCTGGAGCCCCGGCATCGCCGTCTGAACCCATCCCTTTCCTTCATCCACCGAACCCGCCACCCGGCGGGTTCTTCGTTTCCGGAGACCAACGATGAGCCCACCCACCCTGCACGACGGCATGGTCGTCATGCCGCGCGACGAGTTCGAGGAACTGCTCGCACGCGCCGCCGAGCGCGGCGCGAGGCGCGCCCTGGCCGACGTGGGCCTCGACGGCGAGGACGCCGCCCACGACATCCGCGAGCTGCGCGGCCTGCTCGAGGCCTTCAACGCCGCCAAGCACACCGCCTGGCAGACCGTGGTCCGGCTCGTCACCACCGGCTTCCTGCTGGCCCTGGTCGCCGGCGCCGTCATCAAGCTCAAGGTGTTCGGAGGTGACCAATGATCGAGACCCTGCTCGGCGGCCTCCTCGGCGGGGCCTTCCGCCTCGCTCCCGAAATCCTCAAGTGGCTCGACCGCAAGGGCGAACGCGGCCACGAGCTGGCGATGCAGGACAAGGCGCTGGAGTTCGAGAAGCTGCGCGGCGCCCAGCGCATGGCCGAGATCGGCGCTGCTGCCGATGCCGCGTGGAACGCCGGGGCCATCGAGGCGCTGAAGGAAGCCGTCGCCTCACAAGGGCAACGATCCGGCGTGCGCTGGGCGGATGCGCTGTCGTCGAGCGTGCGGCCGGTGATCACCTATTGGTTCATGGCGCTCTACTGCGCCGCCAAGACGGCAGCCTTCGTCGGCGCGATCGATGCGGGCGTGGAGTGGATTCCGGCCATCCAGGCCGCCTGGACCGAGGCCGATCAGGCGCTGTGGGCCGGCGTGCTCAACTTCTGGTTCCTCGGCCGCGTCTTCGACCGAGTGCGTCCATGATCGACGTGCCATTGGCTGCGGTCGGCCTGGCAAAGCGATTCGAGGGATTCCATCGGGTGCCCAAGCACGATCCGCAGCGCCGCGCGCACCCCTATATTTGCCCGGCAGGGTATTGGACGATCGGCTACGGACACCTTTGCAAGCCTGACCATCCGCCGATCACCGAGGATGAGGGCGAGATCTATCTGGCTCAGGATCTGCGAACCGCGCTCGCCGCCACACTGCGCTACTGTCCGGTGCTGGCGACGGAGCCCGAGGAACGGCTCGCGGCCATCGTGGACTTCACGTTCAACCTCGGCGCAGGGCGGCTGCAGACCTCGACTCTACGGCGCCGGGTCAACCAGCGCGACTGGTCGAGCGCTGCCAGGGAGCTGCGCCGGTGGGTGTATAGCGGCGGGAAGGTGCTGCCCGGGTTGGTAGTAAGGCGGAGTGCCGAGACCACGCTTCTACTCTCATCTAGACCTACGACCTCCGACTCGACCCCGCCTAATCAGGACAGTTCGGCATAAAACCGGTTTTAATCCCGCTGAAGCTATGGCAGAATCACTGATCATGGGTGTCTATGCTGTGGGAACCACCATGTCCGACCGATGGTTGTCCGTCGAGGAAATCGCCGAATACCTCGGGGTCAGCAGGGACACGGTCTATGCGTGGATCGGGAAAAAGGACATGCCGGCCCACAAAGTAGGGAGGTTCTGGAAGTTCAAGGCCGATGAAGTCGACGAATGGGTGCGATCCGGCAAGGCGTCGGAAGAACCCGACGATGCGTCGAGCCGATGATGGAGAGGAGCGTCACGGTGCCAAGCTCGTTCTGGCCGACCAAAGGAGATCATGAATGACGACCTTGGCCTGCATTGATTTGTTTTGTGGCGCGGGTGGGCTCACTCACGGTCTGACCTCAGAAGGGATTCCTGTGGTCGCCGGCATTGATGTCGATCCTGCGTGCCGCCATCCATTCGAAACCAACAACGGCGCCAGATTCATCGAAGAAGACGTCTCTCGATCGAAACCTGCGAAACTGCGGGCTCTTTTCGGCGACGCGGATATCCGCATCCTCGCCGGCTGCGCGCCCTGTCAGCCGTTCTCGACTTATGCCCAACGCTACGACACGGTGGGTAGCCCACGCTGGGCGCTGTTGTATGAGTTCGCGCGATTGGTCAAAGGTGTGCGCCCGGACATCGTCACCATGGAAAACGTACCGACGGTAGAGAAACACGAGGTGTATGGTGATTTCGTAGCCACTTTGGAAAAGCTCGGCTACAAAGTTTGGCACGATGTCGTGGACTGCTCTGGCTATGGCTTGCCTCAACGTCGACGTCGAATGGTGCTACTCGCATCGCGACTCGGCCCCATCGAACTCACCGAGTACACTCACAATCGCCCAGTGACGGTACGCGAAGCGATTGGCAAGCTCCCAGCGATCGCCGCAGGCGACTCTCTGCCGCGTGATCCGCTGCACGCGGCTTCCAAACTATCGAAACTCAACCTCGATCGGATCCGGGCATCGCGCCCTGGTGGAACATGGCGAGACTGGCCCAAAAGTCTGATTGCGGAGTGCCACCAGCGTGATACGGGGCGCACCTATCCCGGTGTTTACGGCCGCATGGTCTGGGACGAGCCTGCTCCCACACTCACCACGCAGTATTACGGCTTCGGCAATGGTCGCTTTGGTCACCCCGAGCAGGACCGCGCGATCTCGCTGCGTGAAGGTGCCATCTTGCAGGGCTTTCCGGGGGATTACTCCTTCGTCCCGGACGGTGCGCCGATCCAGTTCAAGGCCTTGGGGCGCATGATCGGCAATGCCGTCCCGGTGACACTTGGAAAAGTCATCGGTCGTAGCATCCTCCAGCATCTCGCCATTCAACCATCGATGACGGGCACAAAGGGGAAACGTGATGTCGCGCGCAACCCCCTCATCCACTGAGGCAAGTCGTCGTATGGCGCGAGTGCGCCAGCGCGGCACCGACATCGAGATAGAACTTCGCAAGGCCCTGTACGCGTTGGGTCTACGATATCGCCTGCAAGTACCACTACTTTCGAAACCGCGGCGGGTCGCAGATATTGCTTTCCTGGGTCCGCGCGTCGCAGTGTTCGTCGATGGGTGCTTCTGGCACGGCTGCCCACTACACGCCACTTGGCCCAAGGAAAACGCCGAATTCTGGCGAGCGAAGATCGAGGTCAATCGCGCCCGTGATGCCGACACCGATCGACGCCTTAGTGAGCTCGGCTGGGAAGTGGTGAGGATTTGGGCGCATGAATCACCCGCCGACGCAGCGCGTCATGTTTCCAAGATCGTCGAGACGCGCAAGCACACGAGGCAGCCGGCGATCACCACCAATCGGGGGCTCCGTCGGCCGCCACGGAAACCGGACAAATCGAGCCAATGACGACCTTCTACCCCCGTGAAGCATCACCGAGCAGCCCGCGATCGGAGATCAAGGTGCGCGAGCACTTGTCCACCGCTGATGATCTCGTTGTTTTCCATTCGGTTGCCTGGCAATCACGCCGTGGGGGCAAGCAGGGCGACGGCGAAGCCGATTTCGTCGTGCTGGCTCCCGACCTCGGCATCCTCGTTTTGGAGGTGAAGGGCGGCGGGATCGAAGTCATTGACGGCACCTGGTTTTCGACTGGGAGCGATGGAACCCGCCATCCCATCAAAAACCCGTTCGATCAGGCGACAGACTCCAAATATGCATTGCTCAACTTCTTCGAGGCGGTCGATCCCACCCTAACACGGTATCCGATCGTGCATGCCGTCGTGTTCCCGGACATAGAAGTCACTCAGCTTCTCGGGATCAATGCACCCAGAGAAATCGTCGTCGACCGTGTCGATCTGGATCGGCCACCAATGGAGGCGATAGAACGGATATTCCGCCATTGGGGACAGAATCGAGCCTTGTCCAAGGGTGACATCCAGCGGATCGTTGGCCATTTGGCACCTACCATTCGAGTAAGACGCCTCCTGCGAGACGACGTTGGAGACGCCGGGCAAGCGTTGCTTGATTTGACGAGCGAACAGATGGTGGTGCTGCAAACGATCAGACGCGTCAAGCGCGCCATTATCCTTGGGGGCGCCGGGACGGGGAAGACGGTGCTAGCCGTAGAGAAGTCGCGTCAGCTCGGTTCATCTGGTTTTCGCGTACTGCTGCTCTGCTACAACGCACCACTTCGACAGCATCTCGCGTCGACACTGCATGGCTCATCTGTCGACGTCGAGACCTTTCACAGCCTCGTATTTCGTGAGACACAACGCGCCAAATTGAAGACCCCGTTCGACCCGACGAGCGAGTGGTACGAAATCGGAGCTCCTCGCATTCTGGGCGAGGCTGCCGCTCGCAACGGCACGCGGTACGATGCAGTACTGGTCGATGAGGCTCAGGATTTCGCCATGGAATGGCTTTCAGTGACACAATCTCTCGTTGCCGACGATGGTCTTCTATACCTATTCGCCGACTCTCACCAAGATTTGTATCGACGAGGATGGTCGATACCCGAAGGACTGGTCCAACTCGAGTTGACCGTGAATTGCCGGAACACGGGTCCGATAGCTCGAAGGGTAGCAAGCATTTTCGACGATCGCCTCGAGGGCAAGTTTGTCGATGGACCGGAGCCGAGGTTCGTGGAGGTGGACCGTCGAGAGCAGCTCGCACCCTACGTCGTCGGCCTGGTCGAGAGCATAGTCCTCGAAGACAGGATCGAACCAACCCAGCTGATCGTTCTGACGGATTCCACATCGGTGGTCTCCGAACTGAGATCGACCGGCGTGGCTGGGCATCTATTCACCACACTGGACGGTCATGGTATCCCCGTCGAAACCGTTTACCGTTTCAAGGGGCTTGAACGTGACGTGGTCGTCCTGGCTTTATCGGATGCCGCGACGATCGAAAACCTTCGCGCCGTTGCTTATGTCGGGTTGAGTCGGGCGAAGGTGGGTCTCTATGTCGTTGCCAGCCGAAAGATCAAATACGCCATTGCCTGGGACCCATGAACCGAGACTCATGGGCTTCGCAGATACCCATGCTGTCCGAAGAGCGTCAGACGGCTCAAGTGCCGATTGAAATAGCGGCAGGATGGCTCTCCGACATGAAGGCAAGCCATGCAAGCCGCCCCGGCGTCGGAGCAACCCGGATCCAGTGCGCAACGATGCTCGTCATACACGATGGCGTCTAACAGACGATGCAGTTCGGTCTCGAACACGGCTTGGAGTCCTCCCAACACGAAGTCGCCCCGCGCGGCAGCGTAGATGAAGAACCCCAGATGCAGGGGAACCAGTAGCTCTGAAAGGGCATTTCTGTCGATGCCGGCGTGAACGGCGGATATCCTCAGGAAACGATGCGCGTAGGAATGGACCAACTCGAGCAGTGCAGCGCCGACGGACCCGTCCTTCTCGTCCGTCGACGAAGGCAGGCGTGCCGCCTCCAATATGGCCGATCGAGCCGTTCGTTCGTCGTGCCACTCGGCGAGTGGATGACCTGCATCGACCAACCATTTCGCGACCCTCATCGGATCCAACCTGACGAAAAGGGCCTCCGTCTCGGCGATGTCCGCGTATACCTTGTAACCTTGTCCATGGCGCCCCTTGTATGGGACGAGCCGCCCCTTGCCAGGCTCGTGGTCACCTCGCGTATAGCCGAAGTGCCCCGTGAGCACGGGGAAACGTTCGATCAGGTCGACTGCGCACAATCCCGCCGAACGCAGCGCATGCGCATATCGCACGCGGTAGAGTAGACCGAGCTCGCTGGAAGGATCGGTCGCCGCCACCAAATCGTCGATTCTGATCCTGGACTCCATTGTCGCTAGGGCGATGGTCACTGCTTGGGCCTCTGCATCCTCTCGTTGACCCGATGGCAGCACGATGTCTTCACTCTGCAGTGCTCCAGATGCCGTCCCGGCGATGTCGAGCATCTTGTCGATGATCTCCGGTGGCAGCCCCTGCGCCTCCAGTTGCCGCCTCAGGGTTTCACGACTGGCTGGGACTTCTTCGACCGTCTTGGTCTTCATGCCATCCACGACCCAGCTCAACGCCTTTGGTGGTCCACCCGCTTCGGCGATCGCCCGTATGCGCTCCCGCGAAGGCGGATTGACGATCACGACGTTGCGGGGCGTGTAGACAGAAGACGCACGATGTGGCTGAAAGGCGAGATTGCCCTGACCACAATCGCACGGGACGTGTCCGAACCCTTTCCGGAGTTCTCGATCGCATACCGGACACTCGAATCGGATTTCGGTCGCGGAGGAAGTCCCAGGAAACACGATGCGCACCTGCCTGTGCTCGGGACACTTGGGGATCCACGGTGCTCGGAGTGTTCCACACTTGTCGTGATAGCCCACGAAGAACAGCTGCCCCTTCTGACCTCTTGCCCCGCAAGGACACGTCGCATCCGGCGTATCGTGTACCCTCTTGCAGGATTTGCATATCCACGATTTCGGAAACGGCTCCACTTCGACGCCGTTGTTCTCGTCGAGCGTCAACACTGTGATGGGTGCGCCCGCGTGCAAATGGGCGACGAAACCGGCGTCCATTCCCACTGCACTCCACGGCGTCGCCTGCCGGATGATTTCCCGCCGAAGCGATGCCGAATCGATCTCGCTGCGAACCTTGGGATGCCGCCAGTCCTTGACTTTCCACACTCCGCCGCGCAGGTCGACGGTCTGTTCCGGAAGGAATCCGAAGAGGATCTGGGAAGCGCTTCTCGATTCTTTCACTTTTCTCTTCCTTCAGACCCTGGTCCCGATGACCGGGACCTGCTTCTCGACGTCCCGCAGCGACAGCATGGGTGGACCAGACGGCGACAGATCGGAAGGGAAACGCGCGTCATTGGGTGGCACGAGGATGTTGTGGCGCAACTCGTCGAACCATACTCGCAGGTCCTTTCTCAACGGCTCGTCGAGCTCGCTTTGCAAACCAAGCGCCTCGATCAGTGCATCGAGTTCCACTTCGACGTCGAATTTCCCAGACGACACATAGTCCTTGAAAGTGCGCAAAGTCGTCAGAGCAGTTCCAGAAGACCCCTCATGGATTACCAGCAAGCGAGCCAGCTCCAGGCCGGCAACGGTTCGGTCCAAGACTCGGCGGCTGCGCCTCGTAACCGGTATGGGCTCGACGAATCGGTCCCCTTGCTCGACGAATTGTCTGAAGGAGCGAAAGACCCCTGCGTCACGTTCCCGGCCGATTTTGTGGACGACGAACACGAGGCCCGGGAAGCGGCGTCCCACCCGGGCTGTGGCCTGGATGAATTCGGCCGCCGACAGCGGGATACCGAGCATCACCATCACGTTCAACCTATCGACATCCACGCCGTGGGACATCATCGAGGATGCCGATACGATGTGCAGCCGCTCTTCGAACGAGTCCTCGGGGCTCTGTAATCTTTCGAGTATCTCGCGCACTTCCGAGAAGTCGGTCTTGCCCGTGAGTGATGCAGTATTGATCGCACCAGGAACGATCACCTGCGTTTCCATCGAGCGCATCACTGCCTCGAGGTCACGCAACGTATTCCCATAGACGACGTTCGTCCCATACAGAGAGAGCAACTCCGCCGAGAACTGCGGATCGATCCCGATATCGGCACACGTGGATACGGGATCTCGCGCCAGATCCCGCACAGCGATCTGCAACTCGGTCAGCAATCGATCGACCGTGTACTCGATGGTCACCCCCCGCGGCGCTATCGCCACGAACCGGCGCATCAAGCTTTCCGAATCCGCGGTCCAGAAGCCTCCGCCGACACGCGGTGGAGGAACGGGGAAAACACGCGCCGCTCGCCGATACAGAACGTCTACCTGCTTTTCGTAACCCGTAAGTGTCGCAGAGGACGCAAGTACCTTTGGCTTCCTGCCGCAAAGTTCGTCCTGCAGCGCGTCGTACAAAGCCTCGTAGTGTGAGTCGACAGCCCCGAGACTGTCCCGCAGGAGGTGCAGTTCGTCTTGGAGTCGGAAGGACGGTCCATACTTATCCTCCTCCATGGGCAGCGCCTGGCGCGTCCCCCGACAACCGGGAACGAGACATCCCGAAGGACGTGAACTCCTCGGGGCATAGATGTATCCATGCCCTTCCTTGGAGCACACCCCCAGAGGCGCGCCGACCATGCCGCGCATGGACGCCTGAAGGGAGATCGATGCCGCCTTGTCGAGGGTGCCGACGACCACCGTAGGCAGAAATCTGTAGATCTCCTCGTCGACCACGTATATCGGCAGAGCGTCACCATTCGCTACACAGTTCGTGTTTCCGCATCGGTGTTCGAGTCTCCACGAGCGCCTGTCGAAGTTCATCGTTATCGAACGCTCGTGACAGAAAGGGCAGTACTCCAGTACCTGGTATCGGCGCGGCATCTGGTCGTCGTCGGGATCCGGCTCGTCCGGCTTGGGATTCTCAGGGATGCGATTGGGGGTCGCACCCTGCCCAACGAAGAACCCAAGTGAGAAACCATCTCCTGCCAAACCCATCTCGCGGCGTACCATCTCTGCCGAGGCGATTGCGTCGGCGAAACGCTGGGTCTGCTGTAGGGACAGCATCCTCAAAGGGAAACGAGCCCACGCAGTGATTCCCGAAACTTTCCCGGTCATTCTGTCGTATAACGCAGCCGTCACCAAAAGGCCGAGGTACGTCTCCGTCTTGCCTCCGCCCGTCGCAAACCAGACGACGTCGACGACATCCGGCTCATGCTCCTTGTCCACGACCGACGAAAGGTTCGCGAGCAAGAACCCCAACTGGAACGGACGCCAGGAGTCATACTTGCCCCGGGCACTGAATGACATCGCTCGATTCATTCCGGTGAACGCGCGAAACAAGGCTTCGTCGGACTTCAATAGCTCAATGCCTTTCGCGAGTCGCTCACACTCTCGCTCAAATTCCTCGGCGGCCCTAGTCGCTTGTTGCTGCATCTCGGTCGACCATCTCTCTGCGTCCGCCCGATGTTCCAGTACATCGGCCGCCCAGTTGGCACCTCCCCAACTCCTCAGCGCCGAAAGTAGAGCTTCCGCCGGTCCGATCGGATCGGCCGCCAAATCCATGAATCGCATGGTTGGCATCGGATCGTCCACGTTCCAGTACCGAGGTCTATGGCGGTCGATCGTGACCGCATCTTCCGTGACGATGGCTCCAGATTCTGTACGTACGCCGCAGTTGATGCCGTACGCCTCGATACACCTGTCGTATCTGAACGAATCCTCCAGTGCTTCGAGCATGAAAGGGATCGTGTCGAGATTCTCGACTCGCAACTCGGACTGGTAGAGCCGTGTGTCTTTGAAGTCCGGATGTTCCTTGGGGGAGCAATTGACCAGAGACACGCTCAGCTCATGATCACCGGACTGTCCGGTGTCGACTTCGACATCGATCCGCGCGGCGAGTCCGTCGCGCCCAGTCACGCTGGCCAGGGCGCTCGCGATCTCCTCCTCTCCATATCGATGTATCCCTATCCGTTCCGGCACTTCGATCGCTAATCCAACGCGGACGGGCCCGGTCTTCTTCCATATCTTCGCCGACTTGTCCCAAAGCCAAACCCGAAAACTCGTGACGACACGAAAGCGCCAGGGTCCCGCCCCTCTGGGTTTGACCTTGATCCCGAATGCGCAGGGTTCCAACCGTTCCCCCCGATCACCCCAGTCGCTTTCGGCCACGGCCTCGGCGGATTGCAATCTTCCCAACCAATACTTCCCTGACGGCTCGACCTCCAACACGTCGTCGCAGTCGCCCCTGCCGGCCAGGGTCACGCGCCTTGCCAACCAATCGACGAATTTCTCTCGAGCCGTTTCTGCGTTCATTCCCGTTCTCCTCTATGAAGCTCTGCTCTCGCCACACTCCCTGCACTCCTCACGAGTCCAGAAAGTCGCGAAGCACATCTCCTTGACTTGGATGCCTGAGTCGACCGAGGGCTTTGGCTTCGATCTGCCTAATCCGCTCGCGGGTCAGACCGAACATTTGCCCAATTTCTTCCAGCGTCGCCCCGTGACCGGAATCACTCAAACCGAATCGGAGGCGTAACACTTTGCTCTCTCGCTCTTTCAGGCCACTCAGGGCGCCGTCGATGCACCTCGCCAGATCGGCATGATCCAGATGCTCCTCCGGCGACGGGAGCCCGGAAACCAGCGTGTCCATCAGCGTGAGATCGTCATGCCCGTTGATCCTCTCGTCCAACGACGCAGGAACGAAGGCAGCGATCTGTTGTATGAAATGGACTTTGTCGATCGCCCAAGCGAGTTCGTCGGCGAGCTCGGCCATGCTCGTCCGTCGTTCTGGATGTGCTTGTCCCAGGAGCTTGTGTGCGCGTTTCAGCCTGAGCACGTCGTCATACACGTGTACAGGAAGACGTATCGTCGCTCCGTGATCGGCGAGAGACCTCGTGATCGACTGCCTGATCCACCATGTCGCATAGGTGGAAAACTTGTACCCGAGCGTATGATCGTACTTGTCCGCCGCGCGCATCAGTCCCATCACCCCCTCTTGGAAGAGATCATCCAGGCTGAGATCGGAAAGTCCGACATACGGCTTCGCGATGTGGAGCACGAGCCGGAGATTCGCCATGATCATCGTCTCCTTCGCATTCCTACCTCGTTCGATTATCCTGTCGTGCCCCTCCGATCGGGGAACGCCTTCTTCGAGCTCACGTAGGGCGCGTCGACTGAGCTCCATCCGCCGCCCCAGTTCGACTTCTTCCTCAGCGGTCAGAAGCCTGGAGCTCAGACTGCGCAGCCTGACGTCGAGGAGTTCAAACGAACCATCGACGTCGGCGTCGACAGAGTCGACCTCATCGACGTTCGGGCCTTCGGTCTCATCCGGGTTCTCGGATTCGTCCTCGACACTGATGCCGAGCGCATCGAGCTGTCGATAAACCTCTGCGCCTTCCTCGACGGTCAGCTGTCGTTTCTCGATCAACCTCTCCACATGGGCCTTGGATAGAAAACCATCCAGTCGATCATGGTCCGCGACCAAGTCTCTGACGACCCTGTCTACCTTGGTTTTTTCCACGCCCCCTCCCACGCGTGTCTGCCTATCGGTTCCACACGACCCTACAGGCGAGATACTCACCGATCACCATGCAGACATCGATTCCGGTCTGCCAGTCGACCGAATATCTACGACCCGGCTGTACGATCAGCCACGCTCCGACCTGGGCCGGAGGGACGGATTTTCCCAAGGCACGCAGGAAAGCGCGGCTTCCCAGCTCTGGCCATAAACACTGGGCTTCTCCCACTATGCATTCGAACTCCTGCCTCTCCGCCTCCAGCATCGCAGGAATTGCGCGAACCGAGTAAGCGTCGGGCTCGTCGTGCCAGGACTCGCTCAATTCGTAGGCGGCGTGCCCCTTTGCCAACTTGATGACGACGTTGCGTACTCGCGCTTCATCGGGCTGCCACCAGGGACGGCCGGTGTCGTCATCCCAGCGACACGCCTCAATTGAGCAGTGAGCCGACGATTCCTCGACAGCGATCGCCTGACCTTTTCCCTAGCGAACCCCTCGATATCGCTCGTTCCGGTCATGACGCACTCCAGCAGGCACGCCAGATATTCCTCGTCCAACGAGAAGCCCCCGTTGCACTCCCTACAGGCTTCGACGACCGGTAGGTTTTCGGGAAGCGGATCGTCCAGGAATACTCGCGATGGCACGTGGTCGACGGTTTCGGGAGGGCCACCACAATAGACGCAGCTTCCTTTCAGGCGCTCATCCACGAAGAGGTGTTTCGGGTCCACGTGTCGATTCCCTTTCAGTCGGTGTTGCCGCGCCGCACCACTTCCCAGCGACGCCAGCCGGGAACATGCGCGCTCATCAGCGCCTTGAACATCCTCCCATGGGTCGAGAAGCGCAAATGCAGGAGCTCGTGCACGATGACGTAATCCTGGAAGCGCTCATCCTTGTCGACGAGATCCGATGCGAGAGTGACGGTCCCCGCCGAAGAGCAGGAGCCCCACTTTCTATGCATCTCCTGCACCCGGATCACCTTGGGATTCACCCGCAGCGTCACCGCCCAGGCCAGGGCACGGCGCTTGAGCTCCTGGGCCGGATATAGCGAACCCTTTCGGGGCTCTGCGCGCCTTCTCGTCCCCGAGTCCCGACACGCTTCACCGCCGGCCTTCATCAGTCACCCTCCGCCAGCAGCAACTTGACCACCAGGTCGACGACCCGGGCGCGCTCGTCCTGGGACAGCTCGAGGAGCGGTTTGTAGAGTGCGGCACGAAAGCGACGTTGCTCGTCGGGATTGACCGCTGCGTTCGGGAAGCGGCCAAGCAGAGCCTCGGCCTCCATCGCGATTTCCATGGCCTCGATGCCGGCCCCTTGCAACGCCGCATCGCCGCGTAACGTCCAATAGATCGCGAAGGCTCGTGCCGCCAAGCCACTTTCACGGGCCTTCTCGAGCGCAGCTTCCTTCTCGGCCGCGAGTTGGGCCAGCAGATCCATCGCGGCAAGGCCGGTGGTCTTACGTTCCTCGAGGTCCTTCAGGATACGTTCCGCGCGGTCCTTCAACGGCTGCAGCACCGGAGCGGTCGCGGGGTCCTCGTCGATCTCCTGCTGCAAGCCGCGCACGAGGTTGAACACTTTGCCTTCGTCGGAGCCCTTCTCGCCGCGCAGCGATTCCAGCGTCTTGACATCGAAGGTGACGCTCTTGGTGAGCCGCCCCAGCCCCTCCTGCGTCGCACTGCCTTCGATCAGGCGCCGGGTCTTGTAGGCGAGGTCGGCCACGAAGCCGACCTTGTCGGCATAGGCGTTGCGAACCGCCGCATAGAGCTGGCTCAGGTGCTTGTAGGTCGCGATGTGGTCGCGCAGCTCGGGCGACGGAGACAGGATCTCCCACAGCGCCTCGATGTCCTTGTAGGCCTCGAAGAAGGCCTTGCGGGCCTCGGGGGCGAGGAAGCGGCCATAGACGAGTCGCTCCAGACGCTCGTCGGCGCTACCGCCCACGCCGGCGTCGAGGTAGTCCGTCTCGGCCTGGGCGATCTTCTGTTGGAAGTCCTGGAGCAGGACGTCGAGATCCTCGATCACGCCGCTCACGTCGCTGGAGTCGAACTGCAGGGCCTTCTCGAGCTCGCGCAGCACGCCGACGAAGTCCACCACGAGGCCGACCCGCTTCTGCACGCCATTGGCATCGACGTAGGGGCGGTTCACGCGGGCAATCGACTGCAGCAGCACGTGGTCGCGCATCGGCTTGTCGAGGTACAGGCAGTAGAGCAGCGGCGCGTCGTAGCCGGTGAGCAGCTTGTCGGTGACGATGAGGATCTTGGGATCCTCCGCGGGCTTCTTGAACAGCAGTCGCACGTCCTCTTCCCGCTCGGGGGAGAGCTGGAGCTCCGCCACCAGGGGCCGGTCGATGGCGTCGGCCGCGTTCTCGGTGTAGACGGGCACCGACCACTCTGGCGGCAGCAGCTTGTCCAGCGCCTTCTTGTACTTGGCGCAGGCCTCGCGGTTGACCGCGACGAGGAAGGCCTTGTAGCCCAGGGGCAGGACGCTCTCCTTGAAGTGCTCCGCAACGAAGGCGGCCACCTTCTCAATGCGGTCGTCGGCCGTCAGGAAGGTGCGCAGTCCCACCGCGCGGTCCAGCACCTTGTTGAGCTCCTCGACATCGGTGACGCCTTCGCTGTCAGCCAGGGCGAAGAACTCCTTGTCGAGTCGATCTGCGGGCACCGTCATCGTGGAGGGTGCCATCACGTGCTTGATGGGCAGGGTGGTCTCGTCGGCGATGGACTTGGCGATCGAGTACTTGTCGAGGTAGCCCAGTTCGTCCTGGGCGCCGAAAATCTTGAATGTACCCTCACCCTGGGAGGTGCGGGCGATCGGTGTGCCGGTGAAGCCGATGATGGTGGCCTTCGGCACGGCCGCCATCAGGTAGGTGCCCAGGTCCTTGGCCACCGAGCGATGCGCCTCGTCGATGAAGACGTAGACGTTGTCACGCAGACAGCTGTCCTTCCGGATCGCTTCGAACTTGTGGATCATCGAGATGATCAGGCCCCGGAAGTCGGCGTCCAGCAACGCCTGGAGTTCGGCCTTGTTGTTGGCCCGCCGGACTGCGATGTCCTGCTGCTGCATCTCGCCGAGCAGGCGCTCGACCCAGCCCTTGAGCTGACCCTCCAGCTCGGTCCGGTCCACCACCAGGATGACCGTCGCGTTGGAGAAGCGGGCCTTGTCCTCCAGGATCTGCCGCGCTGCCGTCAGCAGCGTGAAGGTCTTGCCCGAGCCCTGGGTGTGCCAGATCAGCCCTCGAGTCTTGGCGGGGTCCAGGCAGCGGTCGAGGATGGCATCGATGGCGCGCCGCTGATGCTGGCGCAGGACGGATTTCCGCGTCTCGCCATCCTGGACATAGAACAGGATCCAGTGCTCCAGCGTGCGCAGGAAGTCGGTGCGCTCGAAGAACGACTGCACGGCGAAGCGGTAGCTCTCCTCACGATTCTGCTTCCAGCGCGCCATGTCGCGCCGGTTCACGTTCCAGGTCACGCCGTACCAGTAATCGAGCAGGTGGGTCACGTTGAAAAGCTGCGGTGCCGCCAGCAGCTCCGGCGTCTCCAACTCGTAGCGGCGCAGTTGCTTGATCCCCCGCTCGATCGCATCACCGTCTTTCGGGTTCTTGTGCTCGACGATGCACACGGGCACGCCATTGATGACGAACATCACGTCCGCGCGGTTGCCCTTGCGAGCCGGCGGCTTGATCTTCCACTCCCAGGTGACATGAAAGGCGTTCGTCTCGACGTGCTCGAAGTCGATGAGCTGGACGCGGCGATGGCGTTTCTCGGTATCGTCGTACCACTGCCGCTCGCCGCGCAGCCACGCCAGCAACTCGCGGTTGCCGTCGATGGTGGCTGGCAGGGCATCCAATGTCTCGACGATCGAGCGCGCCGCATCCGCCGAAAGCCATGGGTTGAATTCGAGGATCTTCCGCTCCAGCACGCCGCGGAACAGGTTGGAGGATTCGTCGCCGCGCCGCGTCAATGCTTCGAAGGGCGTGAGCGGCTCCCAGCCGATCTCCTCGGCGTGCTTGACCATGGGGAACTGCACGCTGCCGGCCTCGCTGATCTTGAGGGTACTCATGCCACGACCTCCTCGGCTTCGGACTCGACGCGGTCCAGCACCGACAGGTCCAGTTCATCGACCCGGATCTCGCCCGTCATCAGCTTGTGCAGCAGAGCCTTGAACAGTTCTTCCAGTACCGCCCGCTTCTTGCGGTGCAAATCGATCTTGCGGTCGATGGCATCCAGAACGGCGACGATCTCGCGTTGCTCGTCTAAGGTCGGGGGGAACACGGCAGGAAACGCCTTCAGCTTCGTGCTATTGATGCAGGCAAGGTTGGTCGTTTTGTGCGCAACCTTCAGGAAATAGGCTTTACCGTAGGCACTTTGCGCCAAATAGGCGAAGAAGTCGGGTAGCAGCCTCCCTCTGTCCGTGCGCACTGCGAAGACGTGGTTCTGATGGACACACAAGTCCAATTCGCCGCGCCAAATGAAACCACGACCGAGTTTGTCAAAATCGCCGCCTTCCGTGAGGACCACATCACCTGGTTTGAGCCGGTAACGATCGATTTCAGAACGGCGGATCTTGATCTTCTTCATTTCGCTCAAGTCAAGGTGCCCGTCCTGGACATTCGCAACGCGCAGGTACGGTACTTCGACTGTCTCCCCGTCCGAGAACCTCCTGCCTTTCGCTGCCCCCGTTTGCACCTCGGCACACTCGTCCAAGGGAGATGACACCCAAGAGTCAGGGACAGGGCCGAACTCTGTCTCCCTTTGGGGCTCGCCCCGCAGGCCGCGCGTGAACAGTTCGCGCATGGCAACGAGCTTGAGCTTCTGAGCTGCTTCAATCGTATCCTCACAGACACGCAGGAGGTCTTGAGTACGCCACAGCAAGCCCGCGATGGTTCGCTGCTCCTCGAACGAGAATCGTGGACGTTCAAACTGAGCAATGTGAGCCCAAGACGTACGTGGGTGGTGGGCCCCAGTGACCCCCGTAAGTGCATGCTCGACAAAGTCGGGATCATGCACGA